CATCTATCGAAGAAGTACTACGTAGATCGCGATATGGACTACAGCCGCTTCACGACGGTAGTTCGCCAACTGTGCAAACTGCACAAGCTGCCATATACGTCTAGAATCGTGTATGATAAGTCGACATACGACATACTTTACTACATCGATACGGGGAGAGCCTAGACCTCCACCCACTGGGACCCGTGCCTCACTAGCCCGCGTTGCTCCTCCCAGTAGTCGACCTCCTCGTGCGGGTCGAAGTCATCCTGGACAGGCACTAAGCCCCTGAGCCTATCGGCGCGCCAACCTAGCTCGTACGACCTATGGTCCCTGTAAGCGCGCTGTATCCTGGCGGCGGCGCGAGCGGTGTAGTCCTCGGTGGCGTACCCTAGCACGTTGTAAAGGATATGGTCCATATCCTCTACAACCAGAAAAACTATTACTCAATCCTTTCTATGCTGCCTACAGTCCCCGCGGTTGCTGGGACCCGACTAGTAGTGCCTTGCCCATCATGGTGTCCGAATCCAGCACTTGCGCCGGAGATAGCCTGGCGAGCCATTGGAACGCCGTTCTGCGAAGAATCTCATGGGCAGGGAAGTAGATTCCGCAGGCTTCCGGACAAAGAGGAACGTAGGAGTTCCCGGCCAGTCTCTCTACGGTGACCGCCTTCCCTTCGGTGTCGACGACACCGAGCATGCCCGCGGCGATAGCCGTTATATCGCTGTTCTTTTGGGATGCAAACCATTCACTAACTGCTCCCGTGAACACGCTCTGGGCAGTGTAGTCCTCCGAGATCATCCGTTGGAGGTACTCAATGTACCTGTCGATTGTATGGTTGCCTTTCTCGCAGGCAAGGAACTCAGGACTAGTCATGAACACGTAGTCTTCTGAGGACACGCCGCGGTTGAGGAGCTCGCCAACTAGAACGCCGTCGCCTGTACCCGCCTCCTCGTAGACTCCCTTCAAGTCCTTCATGCACAGGAACGACGCTGGAACTCGGAAGCCGCCGTACGTATGCAGCAATCTCGCGAATGCCAACTCCCTAATTTTCGACTTGACCGGTTCGGCCACGCGGTCGAGGTCTACATGCCAGTCTGGCATCAACTTACCGAACGTAGCGTCGTCGATCAAACATACGTTGAACGACTCGCCGCACTTGTCAATTATGGACTTAATTGTGATGAACTCGTACGGCTGATTAACGCACTTAGTGTTGCGCGAGTAGAAGCTGGGCCACCAACGTGCGTTCACTTCTTTCGAAGCGTGGATCCAAATGATCGGTAGGTGGCTTCTCGCTAAAGACGAGTCATTGAGTAGGTACTTCCTTACCAAGTCGTACTGGCGGTCATCATCCTCATTATCGTTATGTTGCTTATATTTCTCGTACAGGATTCCCACAGCTATAAGAACAATTATGTACAACACGTATCTCCCGTACTCCATGTATAATATTACAACACATTATTTAAGAGTTCTTCAGATGCTTGAAGCTGCTTAACCAGGCATCGTTGCGTTTCCTGCTCTCTTCGTCCTGTTTCGCCAGTCGAAAAGCCCTCTGGTTGTCATTCTGGTTCTGCAGGCTCTTCTGTTCCCCAAGAAGCCGCTTGGCTTGCTGGAGAGACAGGGGAGTCGTATCCTGCGCGGCCCGGTGGTTCCGGAGTTCTTCCGCCGATCGGAAACGGTTTTTGGTTCGGTCTTCCTCGGTGACCGGAACAACCGTCTCAGTATGGGCCTTCCGAACGTCCTCGTAGCGGAGATTGCCAAATATGTCGCCTCCGAACTCCTCTGGTTCATCTCCCGTTACGTCGCAGAGCCCGTGCGCCTCTAGACTTCCGATCTCCCGTACAGGGACGAGTGCCCGCAACTCGGTCTTCTTCTGATCGAACATTTGGTTCATGTTGGCGCGCGTAGCTGTCCTGCTATCAATGTCCTCCTCGGACTTCAACCATTCACCGTGCCCCGCGCTCTGGTGCTCCTGGGTTAGTTTGTTCTTCTCGAACAGCTCATTGAACACGCGATTGAAGTCGTCGTGGTGTAGAAGATCGTCCAGCAGCGCCTTCTTGTCGCCATTACCCTCCTCCTCCGTCACGTACTCGGTGGAAACACAACTGTTGCTCCTGGTCCTGAACTCGTGTACGGAGTGGAGTATTTTGTACGCCTTGGTAAAGAACAGAAAGTAATCCTTGTCCAATCCCGACTTATCCGGGTGGGTCCCTAGAACCGTCTTACGGGCTTGGCGCAGTCCTTGCTCGTTGAAATCAGAACCTAGCTTGAACAGACTTAGTATATCGTCCAGACTGTACGAGTCGATGTCCAAATTCAAATCACTATTCATTGTAATACTGCTACAATGAATAATAATACGAGTGACGCTCGGCTACTCGCTCAGAAACCCCTCGCAGCGAGTGAAGAACGCTGATATCTTCGCTTCATCTCCACCAGACACGGAGTCCATTGGCTGGTACCAAGGGTCTTGCATGTCCGTACCTCGGTACGCCAGAATCGACGGAACTCCCCTCACGACCCGCCGCCGCTTCAACTCCGCGTAAAGGTCCAGATCTTCGTCTATACAAATGTCTACACATACCACGCGCTCGTTATGCGCCGCTGCCAGTTTTGACATCGCCGCGTTAGCCATCGGCTTGATCTTCTTGCAAGGCCCGCACCAAGGAGCACCAAACTTGATAATGAACAGCTTGTCGGAGGTTTGACCAATCAGCAGTTTATGGAGACCGTCCACACTAAAACCCTCTTCACTCGCCATCTATACTTAACTACTCTAGTCTGTTTAAGTTGTCTCCCCCCCAGAACATTTGGGATTCTTCCTTATATTTATCCATCCAACCCTCCAGAACGAACTCAATCACCGCTGCTTGCATGTGCTTTCTCCGGACTCGGGGGTCCTTGTAATCTGAAACTTGGTACTCGTGTGCCAGTTCAAGGACTTCCTTCTGGAGAGAGCACAGTTTCCTGCGTAGACTAAGCACCTTAACCCTGGCGTACTCCATGTAACTATGGACCGAATAAAGTACCGGCGCGTGTCCGAGATCACGACGACTGTGCAGACGCTACTTCTTCTTCAACGATGCCGCTGAGAGTCAGGTACCGTTGCTTCGAGACCCCCCCGTTATTTGACCCAGCCGACGCGCTTCCCTTGAAGTCGCGTCCAGACTTCAACACGCGTCGCAACGCCTTCATGTTGGCCTCGCGATCCGCCTTCTGCTCTTCCTCCGTGATCTTCCATTCCCAGCACCGCTCGAGAATGAACTTGTATACCGGAAGAAAGGTAGTCTTAGACATCTTGTTCGTGACGCTCGCCTCGTCGAGACAGGACAAAGCACAACTAGCGCTGCTGACGAATCCCTTCCACATCGGCTCGCGAACAACCTCGCCCCCTTCGCTCCACCAGTCTTTCAAGACTTTCGGAGTGACGTCGAACGTATCGCGGTTGTCCGCACATGCATCGAAACAGTACAATAGCTCGGCGACGATCTCGAGATGCTTGTAGCGAGCGTCGCTCGGTTGGATCTTCTTTAAAGTCTCGGTAAATGGTGAGGTTGTGTGCAACAACTCCATCACTACCTTACGCTTCGGGGAGTTCAGAGCCGATTTAAGATGCTCTCCATTACTCGTCCTCTTCGTCTGCTGGGCGCACTGGAAGAAACGCTGGATCTCGTAGTCTTTAAGAGTCTCATGCAGGAGGAGAAAGGAGATGGTAAGGTTCTCAATGATTTGCTGATGGTACGGGTACAGCTGGGATAGATACACCTCGCCGTCATACTCCTTCCAGTTCTCGAACTCAACGGCCAGCTCATCGCGCATAAAGCGAAGTATCGCATTACAGCGCTGCTTCCCGTCCAAACTCTCCCACTGCACGGTGCCATTGGGCATGGTCCGCTGATGGAAGCTCGGGGCCGGTATGCAACCGAACTCGAGAGAGCTTGTGATAATGTCCTGTTGCCACTCACGGCCATGCACATTGCGTCTCTGGTGCTCCGGCTCCAAATTATACATGCCGCGCCTCTGTGCGGCGTCGAAATCTCGGAAACACACGGTTTGCGTCGTCCATGTACGGACTTGCTGCGTGGAGCGTGTATTATACTGGGGCATCACCGGACTGATCGTAGTTACCGCGGCGTTGCTAAACCCTTTTCTATTATATAAAATTGCAGGAGATTCTGCCCTAGCCGCTCCTAGCCACTATTGTGGCCAACTCCTCCAGGTCTATCTCCGGTAGTATGGCGTGCGCCTCCCAGAAGTACCGGCAGTATGCCCAGAGAAGCTGCACGCGCTGGTCGTACCAATACGGGCGCTCCGCAACGAGAGTCTTGAATAGCTTTGTCGGGAGGAGGTCTAAGTTTGCCCTAGGAAGCACGTAGGATAGCTGAGTTAATGGGGACACAGCGGTGGATCCGTCTTCGGCGACGAAGCTCGTGTCGAAGTACGGCACGAACTGTGCAAGATCGCTGAGCAGAGGAGGGTAGGGGTACGCATAGGCCCATTTCCAGCTCTTACAACCCGTTGTGTAGTAAGCTAGTGTCCACTCAAGTCCTTCGAGATAATTGACACATATCTCTCTAGTCCGCTCGCCGTCTATGTCCACGTCTAAGAGGACCTTGTAATATCGTCTCTCCCACCCTTGCTGCTCAGGATTGATAAACGCCTCGATACCTCTCTCTTTCATAGGGATGTTCATTAAACGGGATTCTTGGGGGTTTTCTCCCTCTCGCACTCTTGGAGGATGCCGGCTTCGCTTATTCCGCGTTGCATGCTCCTCGATAAACGTTTCCCACTCGCTCTCAGCTAATGCACTTACGAACTGTCGCACCGACCGCCAATTGACTCGCGTTTCTCCTCCCGAACCCCGCACGCTCAGCCGCTGGAATCCTCTGGTTGCACAGAGTTTGGCGTACACTGCCATCAACCTTTCTATTCCGTCGGTGCGTATGTTCAGGCTCGGGAAATGAGGAAGGAAATCATTCCCGAGAAAGAAACACATGAAGACATAGTCGCGCACTAGTGCCGCGCGGTCTTGTTCGTTTCCCACAATTCCAGCGAGCATGTCTCCAAGACGTTCGGCGAAGCAGGGTACATCCACCACGTAACTAGATCCAGGTTCGAGAGTGCTATCAATACTCCTGATGAAGTGGGGTGTCTCGCGATATAGGTAGAGCCGAGGCGCCACCACCAGATGGCTCAGCGCCAACATGATCAGGTCAGCGTCCAGTCCGTAAACAGCCGTCGTAGTCTTGGAGTGATAGTCCGGCTCCGCGCGAATGGCCCCAAATATCTTGTGCTCGCCTTCGCCTGCTTCATCGGCCGCCGTTACCGTGACGCGAAGCTCCGTATACTTCTTGCTACCAAAGTGCCGCCTCACTCCCGTGCCCAGGGCCTTCATGAACGCTGTCCCAGGCGTTATCGCACACGTATCCCATGACGCCCCCTGCCCGTCCAGTACCTGCCGCTGCAACCAGGCTTTATATCGCCTCTCTCTTTGTTGGTTGAGCTTGGCGACGGGGGCCACGCCATCGAACGCCACGATCAGCCTGTTGCGGGGTCGAACAGTCTCGATATAGTTGTGTATGCGCTGACAAACGGTCTTAATCAATCTAGCTTCGTAGGCACTCTTCTTTTCTCCTTCGCCGGGTGGATGGCTGTGCACGCAGTCGTATATGATGCCGTTACTGTCCAAGTACAGGTTGTCGAAGACCATGCGAGGTCCTAGCTTCTTGATGACGTCCCTGTGCTCTCGGACCACGTGCGAGAAGTAACTTGGGATGCCCATCGTTCTAACTACTATAGCTCTGTGTTTAAACCAGTGTTGGGGGTGGTTGTGCGCGACCGAGACTACTATTCCGCCATCCCGTCTGGAAAAACCTATAATCGCAAGTTGAAACTATTTAGAATATAATAGTCGTAAGGAATATATACATGGAGCAGCGATGTAACAGGAAAATAGGCGTCGCACGACGCCAGAAGGATGCAAACCAGTATAAGGTTTCTCCCGTGGTGACAGCAAAGATAGTGTCCCTTCAGAACATTATCAAACGCACAATTATCGCCGTTCAACGCTACAAGACCCTGGATGTTTTCGGGGCCAACGAGCTGAACGTCTGTGTGCAGTCCCTAGAGGGGTGTTTCATGAATCTCGGCGCATTGCAAAACAACATCGAGGCGAAACTAACCGAGAGTGCCATAGTCTCCCAGTTGCAGGATATCACTAACGAACTGTCGGCTTTATTCCGGACGTTCGGTACGGAGTCGATAGAAGACCTTCTAAGCGTATGCTTCGGAGCTGACTACGCTGCGACCCACTTCAACACTCCCCAACTTAGCGCCCGGTACGAGCTCATGAGGGAACATGTGCATCCAATCGGATATAAGATCATGGCATGGAAGGCCGACACTCAGACAAAGGACAACGCGACGCCACTGCGGAAGAACCGTATCGTAGAGGATTTCATGATCGTAGAGACTGGAGAGAATTTGGACTGTTTCGACCTGGCCCGTACTAGCAAGTCATTCCAAACGAAGGTTTACGGGGTAAAGTTCTCCATACAGAATCCCGATCAACGTAGGACTCTTATCGTTTGCGGTCTTGTAGACGACGTCATGCTCCAGTGCCTCGACTACGAGTTCATCAAGCAACGCTTGGGAAGCCTGCGAGCTTCGCGCCCTTCTGATCCAGACTTCGACAGTGATGCATTTGACCGGTTCGTCAAGTGCCTTACTCTCAAAGAGATTCTGGTCTACGACAACGGTGAGCTCTATAACCGCTTTATGGGATACATTAACCAGGTCGCCCTGATCAAGCAGAAGACCATATCCCAAGTCACGAAGGAGTTCATAGCGAACGAACTGTACGGCCAGAGAACGACGCTCATCCAACTGCTTCTCAGGGCGGACGAGCATGAGTATCAGTACCTCGCCTATCTACTATACGACCTACTCTCGAACGACGTGAACGGCAACGTGGATACACTCGAACAGACCCTCTTGTTCGACAGCCTTCCATGGGATGTGAAGAAGTACTTCAGAGACGCGATGAAGCAAACCGTCAGCTACACCAACAACCTGGCTAACTTCGACAACACGAAAATCCCTCTCGAACAACAGATATGTCTCATGAAAGCGGATGACACCGTCAAAGAGAAAGCCATGCAGAAATTGAAAGAGGTCAAGTCAAAATCAGATGATTCCGGTTCGAAAGCCCGCCAGTACCTCGAAGGACTCCTCCGCATACCCTTTGGGATATATAGGGAGGAACCTATACTGCGAGTGATGTCAGAGTGCACCAGCGCTTTCGGGGACCTCGTCAAGACTCTAAACGCTACGCCCTTTCCTGTCACATCGTTCCCTGTGAAGTCCACCTATACAAGCATGGAAATGCGGAAGCATATCGAGGTCCTGAAGGGAGAACAGACCTCCAGTGTACATGGGCAGCTCGTCAATATCGTAAGGACCGGGCTTACAGACGCGAAGCGGGAAAACCTCGTCGCGAACATTTGCACCGTGAACAACATTATAAGGAAGCATGGTCTTAAGAACAAGAAACTTCTGCACTCCGGCCGAAGGACATCGTACATGAAAGAGGCTCTCATCGAGTTCGTCGACACCATCAAGGACGATACCGACATGCTCGTGGAGGTTGGAACAACTTGCGGCGTGTACAAAGATACGCAGAACGTCATCTCCCTTCTTACTAATGGCATCACCGACATAGAACAAAAAGCTTCGCATATAAACCAGTACATGGAGAATGTGAGCAAGACGCTCGGAGATGCGGTCCATGGGCATGATAACGCCAAGCGCCAAGTCGAGCGGATCATTGGGCAGTGGATCAATGGCGAAAAGTCGGGATACTGTTTCGGCTTCGAAGGTCCCCCTGGAGTTGGAAAGACCTCTCTAGCAAAGAAGGGTATTGCGGACTGCCTCAAGGACGAGACGGGCCAGAGCAGACCGTTCGCGTTCATCGCCATTGGTGGGTCCTCAAATGGTAGCACGCTCGACGGGCACAACTACACATACGTTGGGTCGACCTGGGGCAGGATCGCAGAAATCCTCATGGATAAAAAATGCATGAACCCTATTATATTCATCGATGAGCTGGACAAGGTGAGTCGTACTGAACACGGAAAGGAGATCATTGGGATACTCACTCACCTTATCGACTCGACCCAAAACGATGTCTTCGAGGACAAGTACTTCAGTGGAATCGACCTCGATCTATCGAAAGCCCTGTTCATCTTCTCGTATAACGACGTCGATGCAATAGACCGAGTGCTTCTAGACCGGATACACAGAGTGAAGTTCAAACATTTGTCGCTAGACGACAAACTGACCATCTCTCGTGATTTCCTCCTTCCTGAGATATATGAGAAAATGGGGCTTGTGGGCATGATCTCTATACCTCCCGACGTGGTCGAGTTCATTATTGAAGAGTATACCAGTGAGCCCGGCGTGCGGAAGCTTAAAGAACTGCTCTTTGAAATCATCGGGGAGATCAACTTGAGTATTCTCCAGAATGGAACAGACTATGCCATACCGTTCGAAGTAGGAAAAGATGACGTCAAGTATCGATATTTGAAAGAGCGGCACAGTGTGCGTGTGACTCCTGTTCCCAAGGAAGCAAGAGCCGGGGTTATTAACGGGCTGTGGGCCAATGCCCTGGGAAAGGGTGGTATTCTACCCATAGAAACGCGCTACTACCCGTGTGGGACATTCCTCGATATGAAACTGACTGGTATGCAGGGTGACGTCATGAAAGAGAGTATGACCGTGGCCAAGACCCTCGCCTGGTCGCTTCTCGATGACGCCACAGCAAAACGCCTCGCTAAGGACATGGACGAAAGCAAGCGACAGGGGATCCACATCCACGTGCCGGAGGGCGGTACTCCAAAGGATGGCCCGTCGGGCGGAACAGCGATCACGGTCGCTTTATACAGTCTGCTCTCGGGACGCAAGATACGCCCGGACGTGGCAATAACCGGAGAGATATGCCTCCAAGGGAAGGTTCTCGCTATTGGCGGGTTGGACCTGAAGATCATAGGAGGGATCCGCGCGGGAGTGAAGCGGTTTCTGTTCCCGAAGGACAACGAGAAGGACTTTAAAGACTTCCACGACAAATACGAAGGTAAGGCCTTACTTGAAGGAATAGAATTCCATCAAGTAGAAACGGTACAAGAGGTATTTCCGTTGGTGTTTGACGAAAGCGAGGCAGTTAACTAATAATATATGGATAGTATATACTATGCCAGTCGCAGTTCAAGCAAAGCTGAATAACCTACTAAAGTTATTTTCTGTACTGTCCCCTCTGTTACTAGTATTCTTCATGGTAATGCTATCGCTGTTTAACCAGGACATAAAAGGCATGGTGTATTTAGCGGGCGTTCTCATCGCTTGTATCATTAATATTATCGTGGCGACGCAGATCGGGAACCAGCCTAACCCGAATGCCTCGGTCATCTGTGGGGTGTTCAGTCTGCCAGGCGCCCCGCCATACAACAACCCATGCGCGTCCAGCGTCCTGATCGCGTTCACCATAGCATACCTCCTTCTCCCTATGCGCTTCAACAACAACATGAATTATGTGGTACTCATCGCGCTGCTGTGCCTTTTCGGACTTGACGCGTATACGAAGGTAGATAGCCTGTGCACGCCGCCAGCTGGAACTGTTCTTGGTGGGTTACTAGGGTTCATGCTCGGCGCTCTTTGGTTCGCCGTGTTCCACGTTACCGGTTTCGACTCGCTTCTGTACTTCGAAACGTACTCCAGCAACCGGGTGTTTTGCCAGAAGCCGTCGAAGCAAACATTTAAGTGCAAAGTTTACAAGAACGGTCAACTCGTCTCAAGCAACATAGCCTAAGCCATGAAGATATGTAGATTCGCATCCATGAACTCTGCGAAAGCCTTCATACACTGTTGCCTTCGAAAGCCGTAGATCATGGCTCTGTCCTGGCTCTTGATATTCTTCATCACTTGGAAGAAGTGTCTCAGTATAGCCACCGTGTGGCCGCGGGAATACAGCTCGCGGCACTCATCCATGCTGGGGCACGGTTTTCCGAGCCGCCGATTGACGGCATCATGGAGTTCGTACAGAAACCGCATTAGGGTATCTTTGTCTACTACTGCACGTATGTTGGCAGTAGCAAACATCCTGCTTGCATGCTCCGCGCAGTCTGGACATGGAAGATTACGACACACGTTCTCGAATTGCAGGAGCAGTCTCGGAACGGCGTGTGCGTACTCTGGCCGAAGTTTCTGGGCCAGCGTGTGCATCATGAACCACGTTGCGTTTCCCCAGGCTTGTTTCGACATCGCAAATATATATAAAGGGTATCTTTTTATTCCCGTATATGACTAATTACGTCATAGAAGGCGGGATAGATTTTTTTGCCGAGGTTGCTCGAGGCAAATGTGACGACGATGCCGATGACCCGGGTCGCACATGTCTACTTACGGGGGAGCCCCTCGACTCCAACCACGTGACTATGCAGTGCGGCCATGCGTTCAATTACGAACCTCTGTTCCAGGAGGTCATTCTGCAGAAATCGCACAAACATGCCTTCGCCCATGACACAATCCGCTTAAGTGTTAATCAAATGAAGTGCCCGTACTGCCGGCGTGTGAATTCGAAAATACTTCCTTACGTACCCCTGCCAGGTTGCAAGCTGAAAATGAAGGGTGTGAACTCACCATCTGCCTTCTGCATGCCGGGGAAGACGTGTTCATGGATATTTAAGAGCGGCAAGCGCAAAGGCCTCTCATGCGAGTGCGCTGCATACGAGGACGCGGACGGCATTGCATGTGCGCTTCATCGCCGCCTGATGAAGGCAGCTAAGCCGGATGATGGGAACGGGAAGGTCCACGCGCACAATACCCGGTCGCTGCACAAGCTCAGGGTAGTGGACCTTCGAGAGATCCTAAGATCGAAGAATCTCAAGGTCGGAGGGCGTAAATCCGAGCTAATCGATCGCATTCTAGCGTCTAATAGTTAAGGGTTCGAAATCCACCTAGGTTATCTAGGGGCGCGGCTTTGGCGATTCCGATGGCTTGGAAAGGGGGTGTAGGGAGAAATCATGCGCGGAAAGCGCGGCTTCTATTTCATGATTCTCAGATCGAAAAAACGAAATTGGACATTTTTTGGTTGTCCATTTTTGAAAAATCGATCAGAGATTTGGAAAAAGGATGCCGCGTTTTCCGCGCCCCTACATCTTCTAGGAGAGATTGGATCCGCACAAAAGCCGCGCGTAGATACTACATGGCTCCGTCGAAAACGGTTTAGGCATATTTTCTATGAGCATTCTATGAGCATTCCGGCTCAAGGAAAATATGCGCTTTGTGACGGAAACGCAAAAACGTGTTTTCACTGTAGCGCATGTGACTACACATGCAGTAGAAAATTTCTATGGAAGCAGCATCTCGAGACGAAAAAACATAGAAAGAACACGAACACGGAAAATGTAGTTACACCAGACGACGTACCTAGGAGCGCATATAAAGCTCAAAAAATATGCAAGACCATAACTTGTGAATGCGGCAAGACCTACAAGCACGTCCAGAGCTTTAATCGCCATCGAAAGTCATGTAGGGGCGGAAATGAAGAATCGGAAAAAGCGGAGCTTAGAGGCATGATAACCACTTTGATACGCCAGAATCAGGACATGTTGACAGAGAACCACGAGATGCGGGAGATGTTGAAGGACGTCATCCCCAAGATCGGGAACAACAATACGACTATCAACAACAGGTTCAATCTGCAGATATTTCTAAACGAGCAGTGCAAGGATGCCATTAACCTTACGGAGTTCGTCGAAACCCTCGAGCTCGGGCTCTCGGACCTCGATGAAACACGCCAGAATGGCTATATATCTGGGATATCTAGTATCATCGTCAGGGGCTTGAAGGAGTTGGACTTGCATAAGCGCCCAATCCATTGCAGCGATCTCAAGCGCGAGGTACTCTACGTCAAAGACGACGATAAGTGGCAGAGAGACAATGAGGACAATCGTAAAATGAAGCAGGCCATAGCGGTCGTGGCTAACAAGCAGTTCGACAAGATCAAGGAATGGGAGGCTAGCAACCCGAGTTGGGAAACCACCGAGTCCGGGACTCAGAGCTACATCGAAATGGTCAAAGAGGTTACGACCACGGACGATGATGACCGATCAACGAACCGGATAATCAAGTCTATTGCAAAGGAGGTTATCATAGAGAAATGACCGGGTCCTACTGCCGGAGCCAGTAGTCGTAGGTTAGCCTCGGGAGTATGTTCTCGATCTTGGTTTTCTCTGCGTTTGCGCTGTACCACTCATCCAGATCGCCCTGGGTTATCCTCGACAGATCGCGAGGGCTATTGAGGATGACGACCGGAAGGTCGTTCTTCTCGAACATTTCGTCCAGAGACGAGGTGAAGGTAACAACGATTACTCCGGCTAGGAACAGCTCCCATGTTCTATGTGTGTCCACACCGTTCCCTCGAGGAGACAGTACAAAGTTGTATCTGTTGTACTCCAGTGTTATCTCCGGGAACGATTTGGAACCCTGGCTCAACTCGAATAACGGATTGCCTCGTATCACGTTGTAGACCTCGTCTCTAATCGGGTGGCTTGGAGTGTTATGAGTATCGCTGAATATCTTATGCCTTATCCGGGTGGAGGTGGGAGAACCTTTCCGACAACGAGCTACGAGGTCCAGTTTCGCATGAACAGACCCTCCCGGCAGCCATCGAGGAGTGTGTAGGTCCAGTCCGATAGGATAGTGTGTCAGTTTCGGGTGCACAATACTGCGATCGTAGTTCTGAGTATACCATCGCGTTATTTTCGGATTGTTCAATATGCTGGCGGCCACATGCGGCCTGTATGTGGACGGCACACATCTGTCTCCATCCGATGTGACTAGTACGCAGGGGTCAGTGAGCTGGTGGGCGTGTGCCGCGAAGATATCCAACGCCTGATTATCGAAGGCCCCAGTATTCCTGTTTCGCGAGCCCGTTTTAATGAAAACGATGCCCTTGGCATTAGCGATTAAACCGAGTATCTCGTGGACCTCGGCATTCTCCTCCGTATCCTTGCGCGAGTACCGGCAATTGAGGAATCCCTTCGAAGATATAATGTTCGTGGTGTGTGCCATCTCTATGCACCTAACTAGAGGGAAAAAAAGGGGCGGGAATACTTGTGCTCAAGGGTATAAATACTACCTGACACAGGTAGCTAGATACCGATGCAAGGAAGCGGCAGTCTGCTTCTATATCGTACTGGCAAATCCCTGGTACAGGGCTATTTGGCGTATCAGGGATGCAGGCACCTGTTGTACCCCTCTCTGCATAGTGGTGAGCTTTACGTGAGTAACTGCGAGAAAACCGGTTGGGTGTTCGTGGCGTTTAATGCGGTTGACGAAGTGGCGGCGATTATCAACGGCGACGGGTTGGACTCCCATGTGCACCATATTCTGTGTGTCGCTGTGGGTGCCGCGAACTTCGCTCTCATGCGTACGACCCAGGACTATGAGTTGAGGCGCACCATGATGGATGCATTCATGGTGCTCCTGGCGAATGAATGCGTTACTCCCGCCTTCAATATCTATGCCTTCCTGAAGCAGATAGGGCAGCATAATAGCCTAAAGGCTCTATTGGTGCTGATCTCCGTGGTTCCTATGTTGAAGTTCCGCGTGGCGAATTCAATGACCTTGCTTCTGCGTCTCCTGGGAGGCGGGGGTAGCCCGGTTGTCGTGAAGTCCTTCGTCGGCATGGCTTTTAGGTGGAGCATATCCGGGCTGTGTCTAGCGCTCATAGCACTCGATGTGGTCTGGATGCGCTGGGCGCTCGGGAAGATATGTAAGGTGTCCCGGACGCTACGCCTGGTATAGCACCTAAAGGGTGTTGTAGTCGTCCTCTCCCTCGATCGCCGGGTCCGCCTGGTTAACGATGCCGGGATCCGGATGGGGTGTGTCGAGAGCTTCTAAGTGCGCGATTCCGGACAAGGATCGAACCTTGTTACAGACGTACCCAAGGGGGTTCTTGACGTTCTCGTACACGCGCTCGACAAAGTCGATGTGTTCTCCCATTTTCTCGCAATTGCTTTTGAGGCTGCCTTCGAGCAAGTCGGTGAGTTTGTCGACCTTCGCTTCAAGTCGGACGAGATGCTCCTGAATGGCCTGCATCGCCGCCTCTGTACTGTCGTCCATTTATTTAGTCAAAGCAGGGAATATCGCGTACAGTACTAATAACGTGCATTGCACGATGAGGCCGGATACTCCGTCGTGGTACATACTGCGTATTACTCCTCCATCAGCTTCGAGTCTTTTGTAGTACGTGGCTTCGAGAATAGGAAAGAGCCCGCTGAGCTTCATTAGGAACCCATATAGAGCACTAACCGCAAACGACACTACGAGGAACACGACAAGAGTCACTGGTGATGTGGGAAGCAGGGGGAACCGCATTAACTGAGCAATGATCATTTGAGTAGTCGCCCCTATAAACCCGGCGATGAGTGCAGCGGCGAGAACCGTGTGTTTCTTGAAGTAGGGGACGAGGTAACTGATGAAAGGGAATGCGTCCTTTATTCTAGGGGGGAGGCGCTCTGAAACGCGCGTCATGTAGTTGAGAACAACGTCCCATAGGGCCGTCACGCAGAACGTGGCGATGTACAGCGAGCAGCGGTTCATCTATGTATAGCGCGCCTATTCTATTTCTTGCTACACTTTTCCCGCCAAATACTTAAGAATATCTGCTATGCTCTATGTATAATGGCTACGAAGGAAGATGTCGTGAACTGTATCAAACAGTGGATGACCGTGGACCGCGAGTTGAAAGTGCTTCAGAAGGAGGTCAAAGCTAGGAGAGAACAGAAGAAGGCCGCTGCGGAGGCTCTAGTGACCATCATGAAGGAAAACGAAATAGATTGCTTCGATATATCCGAGGGTAAAATCATTCATACGCAGAATAAAAGCCGGGCCCCACTGAGCAAGGCACATCTCCTGAGCTCTCTGTCCCAGTATTTCTCGGAGACCGAGGTTGATACTGAAGCCGTCGGGAAGTTCATTCTCGAGAGCCGTGCTGTCAAAACCAAGGACGATATTCGCCACAAACCCCCCAAGAATATGTAGCTGGTTATATAATGCGGCGACAAGGGCATGGAACGGTTATCGACTTGACCGGGTCCGACTGGACCCATGTTCCAGAGGGACTCTCCTCGCCGCACGATCTGGATGCTAACCACCCAGAGAGTAGCCCCTATGCTGATGCGGGCAGTTATGAGTACACGTACGCAGGGACTGATGCAATGTCTGCCGGCGTGCCAACGGTGCAGAGTGGGTCCCAAGTCGGAGTTCTGTGCTACAAGGTGCTCAGTTCGGGCGTCAAACCTTACATCATGTTCGGCCTGTGCCAGGGTGCGGATGGCCTGGGTTTAATGGACGCGAAGATGCCAGACTTGGGCACGTTCTGCCGCGGAGTGGCCGACATAGGGCAGGGGTTTGGTATGACTGAAACTGTTTATCGAGGCTACATCCGACATGGGGCGGATACGATATTATGCATCGAGGATGCAGCTCCGGAACAGGAGGTGCATGCATCTGGGAGTCCGGACTTTCAATGGGTCTTATCAACCGAGATAGTGAATCACTCTAGGGCGCTAGGAGGCGCGGTGGACTCTCATACGGTGAGGTTCTTCGAGACGCACCCCTCCCTTCTGTTCCTCTACGACGAATTGGGGCGTCTCTACGAGAGTCCCGAGGTGGGTTACCACGGGACGAGCGGGAGGAGGGCTCCATCCCTGGCTGTTTTGGGTGCGCCTCGCGATGGGCCATCAGCTGCCACAGGTCCGTACTATAGCTTCTTCGACTACGAGGGTGGAGTGAGCCAGGCGAAAGAGCAAGGTGGGGATGAGGACGCAGTTTTGATGCGGTTCGCTTTGTTCTTGGGACGGACCGCCATGTCCTCGGCTCCCGGAGATTGGAGTGGGTACGACTCCTTGAGAACGCCCGATGGCACGACTTGCGTGAGGGAGTATAATCAGCAAATTCCCCTCAGCTCTCACCCTCTCCCTCGTTCACCTGAGGTGTAGCGGGCGTATATCGAGTTATATTACTAACATATTAATCTGCGCGTAATATAACATGGCATTCAATGCGACTAGAACAATCGTATCTCTCTTGGGGATGGTGGCCATATGGTTGGTGAGTACTGCAGTTTTGAGCTTCTTCGGGATAAGCTTCGCCACTTACGGCAATTATCTTTTCTGGGCGATGGCCTTAGTCGTTTTCTCCTACGTTCTTCAACCCACGGGACCATCGCTTTTCATATCGAGCCACGAGAGCGACTAGACATTGTCTGCTCCGATTATTTGGTTTTCGTCGGGAAGCTCCCCGTCGACCGTGTTCTTCCTCTCGGTGGTCAACGCGGTAAGAGCCCTAGCCACTATCTCGGTCGATACGTTCTCTTCCTCCAACTCCCCCATAATTTCGTCTTCAGTTGGGGCGCGCTGGCGCGTATCGAAGAAGTGGTTGATTACTTTCTCAATGCGTTCTTGCTGGCGCTGGAGTTTAACTGCTTTCCTTGCGGCACTCATGGCGCCTTTCAGTCCTTTAGTAGCTTTCTCGGACGCGGGTTCCTTGTAGACGTACTGCTTACAGGAAACCAGCTCGTCGCAAATCTCTGGTTTCTTCAGGGCGAGAAAGGACTTCTGCCTGGCGGAGAGCTCTTCTTCGGCCAACTCTCCAAGTTTCTGGCCTTCTGTGAACGTAGTCTCGAAGAGCGCTGTGACCTGCTCCGGGATCGCCGGGCTTGTCTCCATCAGGCGATCGAACTCCTCCTTCGCTATTTTCAGCATCTGGATGACAGGTATGCGTTCAGATGGTGTCTTTGCAAGCTCAACCTTTATGTTGCGGTAGAATTTGTCCCACGCGATTCCAGCGACACGATGAGCCTCGTTCAACTCACTGATCTTCAGAAATTGCGCAATAGTGGTTAGGATCCCTGCGAAGATGTTGACGGCACCAATGCCCATGGTTGCGTACTCTTTGATCCCTTCAGGGAATTTGTCTTGCGCGAAATTGGCAGTGCCAGTCACGGTGCTCATTATAATAACAGGTATCGTGAATAGGGTGTTGGCGTGCGAGTACTGCGCGTGGGCCTTGGTGTGAAGCCAGCGGTAGCACATGGCCTTGTCTGCCCACTCTACCAGAATGTTCTCGTGCGCTTCGGTCCAGGGAATCGGCGGGTGCATGTCCCCACCTTCTCCATTGGCGCCGTTTTCGTGCTCAGTGTCGGATGCGTACTCACTGATGCTCATTGTATATATTAATTACATAAATTTCTATTCATAGTGTATGAGCTCAACCGCCGGTATACGCACGAGCTTCGACGCAACGCTGGCTCTGCGCCAGGATATCCAGAGTGTGCTGGGAAGCCTGGGGAGCAAGATAGAGTCACTAAAGAAGACGTACGCCGAACTTCTCAGAACGCACGAGCATGCATCGTCATTATTCGGAATTGACTCCTTTTACTTCCAGAACACGCTGCTTGAGACGGAGCACGAGAACATGACCGGGATTTTCAAACGCATCGACAACCGATTCTACTGCGACTACTATACACTGCACAAACTCATACACGACTACATAAAGAACGAGATGAAAGACCCTGATCTGGTCAAGAAGACCTCTCCGACGAAGGCATTCCCTGTCTACAAGAGTCTCGAACCAACTAGGTCGTATTCTGTACAGCATGTCATTGATCTTCAAGCCGGCATACTTTCGGCCCTGACCGAGCTGGAGAACCATCTGGTGACTCGAGAGACCGTTCTGGTCAGCGACGCGAAGCAGTCGGACCTTGGGATAAATATAGACAACCTCGTCCTCTCCCAACAGTACGCGAACCTTCTGCTGCGGGAACGCATCAAGATGTATCTTTCGAATGTAGAGCGATTCAACTGCCATCACATGAAGTATTTTACGCGCCTATACTTGAAGCTGAAGCTGATGGTGGGCGTTGTTAACGAAGACATATCTGTTAAGACAGCCAGAGGCGTGAAGGCAAAAAACTCCATAAACCCTCTAAAGATAGAGGACGGCGATGCGGAGACCACCCTTGCTCCAGGAGAGGAGGAGGACATAAAAAACCTGATCAGTGTTGATGATGTGAGCCCGGAAACTAGGAAGGCCCTCAGCAGCGCCCTCGCCAGCATACCTAGTGATTCGAGTACGGAGTTGACTGAAGAACCGAGTGAAGGATCTCGGCCGGGTAGCGCAATAGAGCACTACGATGACATTGACATCCAACAGGACGCGGTGAAGGAGAAGCAACTGCGAACTCTCGAAGAAGAAGCAATCACTCTCGGAGTCGTGGACGACAAGCTTCTACCCGACGAAGATCGAGCTGATGTACCGGAGCCGGCGCCCAAGGAGGAGGCCGAGGAAAAACTGGAGGGTCTTCATGCTTCAACCGGCCCAGAAGAGGAGGTCGCGCAGGCCCCCAGTTCTCAGGTTTCGGACGATGGGCCGGTGGAGGATGAAGCCTGATAGAACATGTACCCAATGAGGAATCCGGCAGCATTTGCAATTATGTCATAGGCATAGTCCTGTCCTACCCCCCAGTAGGGATCCCGCATAAGGGCTGCCAATGTCCACTCTACGATTTCCCAACCTACACCCAGTAGCATTATAATGACAAACCGGTTAGGGAACGCGTATCCAAGGAACATGTAGCTAATAACGTGCGTGACACGCGATAAGTTCCCGAACAGCTGGATTTGCTCCGTAAGAAGCTTCCCGACGAACTGGTCCTTTATGACATAGTAAATAACGGCCCCGGCAACATATCCTACGATAGCCATACTCAAGAGCGTCGCGTCTGGGAGGTCACGGATTGCATCCGTGCTTAGGGTTATATCCATGTATACAGTGGCTAGATATTCCTCGTCACGTGGCGCGCGCATGCAAAGTCGTGCCGATTACGTATCCAGCCGCGTTGGCGAGAGTGTCTTTGACGTAGTCGGTGCCAGTTCCCCACCAGGGGTCGCGGAAGTGCAGTCGTGCGAAGTATTCCACGATCTCCCAACCTGCCCCTAGGGCCATTACCAACCAGAACCTATCGGGAATGAAGTAGCCAATGAATAGGAACAGTATTATGTGAGTGGCTCGCGTTAGGGTCCCGAACCATCGTGTGTCCGTTACGACTACCCGCGCTGCAACGGGCAGCTGTTTGATGGAGTAGTAGAAGTACGACCCCACGATGTAGGTGAGCATGGCCATGCTCACTAGAGCGAGTGTCGACATGTTCCGGAGAGTTCTATTGGTGATTGTGACCCCCATCCCTTTATAGGTACTCGAGACTTTATCCCCCGGGCTTTAAGCCCTTCGAACATGAGTATACGGGAAAATTGAACTAAAGTCACTAGTTTAGTAAATGTATTAAAGAAGGATGGAGAGACGCGTCGCAAAGAAGGTGGAGCAGCACGCTGTAGATTTCAAAACTGCAATCAAGGATTACCTAAGAGAAGGCAACCTGGCCGTCATGGAGCAGGGAGACGGGGGAAGCGATCGTACAAGCGACTTTCTGAAGTATGTGTTCGACTACGCGGGGCTGCAGTTTGCCAAGGAAGATTTCCAGAAGCGCAAGCGTGTCAAGAACGTCGTTCCGCATTGCGAGAGGTGCGTTGCTCGGCGGGCGAACGGGGATCAGTGTACGCGGCGGAAGAGCGGTGAGGGGCTATTCTGCGGAACGCATGCTAAGGGAACGCCGCATGGGGTGCTCTCCAGCGTCGACGAAGTTCCAAATCCCGCCAAGAAGATCGAAGTATGGGTCGAGGAAATCAAGGGCATCAATTACTATATCGACAGCGAGGGGAATGTCTACAAGCACGACGACGTCCTCAACAACCATCCACACCCTGCCGTGATTGCCAAGTGGGAGCCCACGGCCGACGGGGGTTGCTGCATCCCTGCGTACGGTCTGTAGCCTCGTAATCCGGGCGGGGAAAGTCTCTGTGTGCATAGTACATGATCTCCAACGAGGTTCTTCTGGATTTTCTTGTGAAGTGTGGAGTAGCCTGTACTGATATAGAAACGTTGGACGGGCACCAGATACCGCGGGAGGTTCTATTAAACGACGAACGGTATAAGCAGGCAAAGGCCTGCATTCCGGAACTCAAGAAGTGTTTCAGTTCGTCGAGTCTCACTTCACTCCAGGCCTGTGCCGAGGACAATCAACGTTGGCCTCTGATCAACATCGTGCGGCAGGTGCTTAAGTCATCGAACTTTCGTCTCCATCCCCGGCGGCTATCGGACGGGTACACTCCCGCGGGTAAGAAAAAGTATCGAAGGATATACGAGATACAAAGACTGAACCAGGTCTGCGACGATGGCGTTCCAGATGGCAAATAAATTTCCTGTTTCATTCAAACAGGAATGTCAGAGTCTAGAAGCTGGTGGTTGCCGATAACGGTAGGTGTAGGAGCCGCGGCCGCCGTGACTGCATTCCAAATAATGACGCGGTCGGAGAAGGAGATATCCGAGAGGCATGACGTTGCGGAGAATGCAGAGGAACCCGACCCCCTTGTCCCCGTGGAGACCGGCAAAGAACGGTCACCCTCGAAGGGTGTGAAGCCAGGGCCCTCCTTCGATGAGTTGATGGACAAGGCGGGGATCACGCAATTCGACGAACCGGTGGCCTCGGCCGTGGTCCGGGACATTGTCAATGCAGATGCGGATCCTGTACTTGACGAGTCATACTGCGAAGTCTCTCCAAAACCTAGTCCGATCGAGAAAGTCGATAACGCGTGGAGGTCATGGGGGTGGTTCTTTAACCCGTGAGAGTTCGACAACTGGCGACTTGGATGCGATTCGACTTACCATAACATGCAAGTGCATATTGTGGCAGTAGCTACAAAACAGTTCGATAAGATAAAAGACTGGGAAGCGAGTAATCCTAACTGGAATCTAACCGACGCTGGAACTCAGAGCTATATTGAAATGGTAAAAGAAGTTACGGCAGGCGGAGATGACGACGACGACCGCCCGAACAACCGTATCATTAAAGCAGTTGCCAAGGAAGTAATTATCGAGAAATAGGGCTGTATTTGGCGCCGTCGCGCGTACGAATGAGCGTAATGTTCTGGTTACCAACTTTAGAGGATGCTGATCCCTATGCAGGAGCTGGTGCTAGCTATTCCGGTCAGTGGTGTTTTGCACGTCGGAGCTCATGAATGCGAAGAACTACGTGCCTATAACAATGCCGGTATCAGTTCAAGCGACGTATACTGGGTTGAAGGACAAAAGGCGGTAGTAGATCGAATGGTTGCAAGAGGCGTTCCTAATGTGTTTCATGCGATTATTGACGAAGAGGACAACAAAGAGGTGACGTTTAATATCGCGAACAATGGGCAAAGTTCGTCGATACTAGAATTCGGCACCCATGCTACACATCATCCACATGTGCAGTGGGTGGGACAAATCAAAGGCACGACGACCAGATTAGACACCTTGATTGAAAACAATAATATACCAATCGGCAATATCAACTTTATCAACCTAGATATCCAAGGGGTCGAATTACGGGCTCTCAGATCAATGGAGAAATACCTGCGACATGTTCAGTACATCTACACAGAAGTTAATTCTGAACTTGTGTACGAAGGATGTGATTTGGTATCCGAGATCGATGAATACCTATCACGCTTCGGCTTTGTACGCGCGGCTACTCATATGACTGGCGCAGGATGGGGGGACGCCTTTTACATTAGACAAAGCTAAGAATCAGTGGCATAAACCAGTGATACTTAGACTGATCTCGGACCATAAAGGGATAATTGGGCAGACAGTACTACAGCGCGTTGTAGTCTTCCTCTGTCGTCACACCACTATCCGTAGGTGCCGCCTCTAGCGAGTACTGCGTGGTCCCGGATACGTAGCCAACCTTGCTGCAAATGTACCCAAGAGGGTTATTGTATGACATTCGGTGCGCCGTCGTCTCGTTCGCGGCTGGAGTTCGAGAACACCCGAGTTCCCTGGAACTATTTCTTCTTGTGGGCAACCTCAAGTTTGTTAATGGCGACGTAGCTAATGGCCCCCCATAAGGGTACCGCTATGAACGACACCAAATCGATTGGAACACTAGGCACGTACGTGGCCATGAGGTGGCAGAAGATCACGATGAGCGCCAGGATCGAGATTGATATGAAGTATCCGGAATAGTACTCCCGGCGAGCCTTGTCCGACCCCAAAAAAAAGCTGGTGATAATGCCCGTAGGCATACCGGCTATGAGAGGGGCGAATGCTGGACTGACGAACTGCGATATGTACTTCGCGGCTGCGATCGTCGCTCCACCCAGTACGAATGCCTTAACAACTTCCTGCATCTATAGTCTCTCACACGAGAATATTTTCGGGGCAGCGGTAGATGAGTGAGTTGACGTCCCGGAGCACGTCGAACACGGTGGGGCGCATACGGTGGTTCGGTTGGAGCATGGCGACCACTAGGTCCTCTAGGTCTGGAGCCTTCGCGCGTACAGGTCTCCAGTCGATGTCGGCGCTGTCAGGATGTCGCCTGGCTATGATTGTATAGAGGACGCGACCAAGGCTGAAGACGTCGCTGGTGGGTCCGTACCGCAACGTGTGTATCTCCGGAGCCATGTACGGAGCGGTGCCCGTTACCTCCCCCAGGGAGTCTTGGTCGTAGTAATCTTTTCTAAACCATCGCGCGTGCTCGAAGTCGATCATGATGTAGTTACTGGAGTCGCCTTCCACGTAGTTCTCCAACTTCACGTCGAGGTGGACGAGGTTCCGCTGGTGGATGTGCGCAATGGGTTTTGCGAGCCTGCGTGTCGTCATCAATATGTCGAAGTACGCGGGTCTTGGGTCTGCGAACGCCCTCTGCCAAAGATCACCTTTTTGGTAGAAGGGTAAGACCATATAGAAATTGTCCTTCTCGTAGAAGTGGTCCCGTGCACTGATTATGCTCGGGTGGTCGAGCTGGCTTAGGATGTCATACTCGTGTCTATAGCCGGGTTGCGAGGTTCTGGACTCCTTTAATATCGAGTCGTCACACACGTAGATCTTGTCGGGCCCCTTGCGCCTGGTATAGAAAACTTCCTTGTGCCGGTAGCAGTAGCTGCGAAGGGCGTTGCGAAGCATCTAGTACCAGTTGCTTCTGCGGCTTTAGGTGCTTTTCTCGGTTCTACCACCGGTAGGGGGTGAAGTAGGGTGACGAATAAGGTGGCGTGACGCACTGCCCGCCCCACCCGGCGAGCACCTGCCCCAGGCGGCCGTCTTCGGCTCTGCACACAGCGGGTCCTCCATAGGAGACCGGGGTCTGCACGCAGAACTCTTTTGTGAATCCTTTGTTCATGCATTGAGAAAAACTGAACCCTTCCTGGCCTGCCGACCCAGATATCTGAGCGGTGAACGCGCACCATAACACAACGCAGACGAGGGCGAGGAGAAAACGGGCGGAACTGCGCATATAGACTACGTAGATAAATAAGCAGTCGCGCTTAAGGACTCGACCTAAGCGAACCAGCCGGTGCATCCTAGAATGCGGCCGGAGAGGTCTTTGAGCGAACTGAGAAACGAGGGAGTAGGTTGTAGAGGGGTCGGTTGAGCGCGACCAAAGCGCCAGCAAACCATGGCATGACCGGATGACCAGTGCTGCCTCTGGCAATCGAGCGAACAGTAAGGCACGGCGTCGCTCTCCCGACACCATGGGCATCGCAACTCGACCGCCGGTTTCGAGCAAAAGCCGCACTGGGGCTTTGTCCGGATGGGAGCCCTTGGCCGCCAGTTTCCGGGAAACTCCAGCGTGGGATCGGCGGAGGTGACACTCCGTATGCGCGCGTTCTGACAGGCCTTCGAACACACGCGGGAGTCCGCTGCGAACAGCCAGGCCTTTTTCGGATCCGGGGCGATCTGGGCTCCGCAGTGCCCGCAATAAGTCATGGTAGGTTGCGCTCGGTCTGTAAGTGGCTGTGTGGATCAATTTTACGTGCCAGTTGGTAGGTTTCCACTAGAGGCAGGTATGGGTCACTCGTACCGCAGAAGTCGAAGGTCTGGTCGGATTCTAGCGCGCGTCACGGCGTGGATGGGGTCTTGAGATGCAGGTGGGTCCGCTACCCGACGGCCACTTTCGCTCCTTGCCGTTCCGCGTGTGCTCGCTAGCTCTCGCACAGGCAGGCCATCGAGGTTGCTTCGCTTGATGTTCACGCCGTTTCTCACCAAGTACCTGAGAAAGCAGTGTTCGATAGTTGCGCCGGCGTAGCACCCATGCTCCTTATTGGCCTGATTGATGATTCCTGGCAGGTTATTGTAGAACGCGCCCATCGTCTCCGTCAAGTCCATGCCGTGCGTCCAGAAAAAGTCGTTTGCGTATGCGTAAGTCATGACCTGACCACATCCGATCACGGATATGGTGTTGGGGTCCTGGTTGACCATTTCAATGTTCGAGCTTGCATACGTGGTGTTGAAGAGGTCAATATTACCCGGCGTATACAGTGGCATGCCTAACTCGTCGACCTCGCAACCATCGTATTCCCCCTCGAACGTCCAGACCTTTCCATCGTCACCCCACAAGAGCTGGTCGAATCGTAATCGCATCACGACGTCGTATGTAGCACCTGTCGTCTTCATGTGGCGGAGCAGCATTTCGTAGCACTTGTCAACAAGGAAGTACTGCCTGAGTAGGATCGTAATTTCATCGGGCAGCATATTGTATGCGGGACGGACCTGCATAGAATCGTCGAATGGCTTCTTAATCTTCCAGTGAGACCCGTCTCTCGTGACAAGCTGCTCGATGGATGCGGTATCTGGTCGAGTTAAGGGGATAGACACTTGCGGGTTCACCCTGGCGTGCGCAAGAGAGCTCTTAAACTCATCTTCGTCGAAAACGTAGCTTTCTATCGGATCTACGAAGTCTACAGCCTCCGAGATCGCCTTGACTTGTGTGGGTCGGTCGCCGCTTCGATTAGCCGCGTTTCGGAGCAGGTTATTGGAGTCAACACCCATGAACACATCACAGGAGTATAGTTCCTTAATTCGTTGGACGACACACCTCGTCAAGGCAAACGTCCGGAGCTGCCCACACAGTATCAGCGCTACTCTCATCCCTCTATTATGTATCGCTATATTCCCCTGCCGCCGTCGTTATTATCTGACTAAGTATTATACCATGGTTAAGCAGAAGCATGTCAACTCGCGGGTTGCGGTGATAGGCCTGGCATGCGTTGCTGCGATTATACTTGCTGTTATTGGGATGTATCTTGCGGTCAAGTGGGGTCAAGGCGACATTAGCTGCTCGTTCGGAAAATTCTCCGGCATTACTGGACAGCTTTACGTGGATCGTGACAGCATCGCAGCGCTTCCCAAGTTAATGGACTCTACTGACAAGTTTGTTCGGGAACTGAGGGACGAGCTGCTGGCAAGTAAGGAATCCCGAAACAGCACGATCGAGAGATTGAACGGACGAAAGGGACCCATGGGGCAGCCGTTTATGATGATAGCCACTCAGACTACAGACGACCAGGAGAAGGGTGACATGCTGAACGAC